TGGTGATCGCCAAAGCGCCCGATGCGGTTCAAGACTTCGGTCAAACCCATCTGGTGGTCGATACCCAGCGCTTTGAGTTGATGGCGTCCGAGGTCAAACAGCCAAGAGATGGCGATCGATTGGTGTTGGGTGGGACGCGTTATGTCCTCCATGGGGAGCCGCTCATTGACCGTGAGCGGCTCGTCTGGACGGTGAGTGCGTCTATCTGGCCGGAGGATTGAGCGTGTCTTCAAGACTTATTGCTGCGCTGAGTGGCAATCTGCAAGAACTCATGGCCGCTGAACTCAAGGCTGCCAGACATGCGGTGACCACAGGTGTGCGTGATGCCACGGAGGGCCTCAAAGGTGAGCTGCGTAGTCAGATCACTGGGGCAGGTCTTGGCGCGCGTCTTGCTAATACTTGGCGAGGTGAGGTGTATCCCAAGGGGCGTGAGAGTTTGGGAGCTGCAGGTTTGGTTTACAGCCGAGCGCCTGTGGTTGTGGCTGCCCATGACGAGGGCGCACTGATTCGTTCGAAGAACGGGTTTTGGCTCTCCATTCCATTGCCAGCCGCAGGAACAGGCCCACGCGGCAAGCGCATCACACCGGGGCTTTGGGAGCGCATGCGCGGCCAGAGACTTCGATTTGTCTACCGAGCCGGTAAGCCGTCACTCTTGGTGGCGGACAACCAACGTGCAAGAGCAGGCAAGCGGGGTGGTTTCACAACCGCTTCTGCTTCTGCGCAGCAGTCCGGTAAGGGGCTGGTGAGTGTGCCGATTTTCTTGCTGGTGCCGCAGGCTCAGCTCAAGAAGAAGTTCGACATCAATTCAGCCGTTCAACGCTGGGAATCCCAGCTCATACAAAACGTCATCTCCAACTGGCCCGATGAATGAGGGCAGGGGTTGATTTACCGGAGCAGGCCATGGGCCTGTTTTTTTATGTCTAAGCGTGAAGAAGCCGTCGGGGCTTTGTTTCAGTTGTTGGGGCAGTTGCCCCTTGGTGGCAATCCACCTAAGCGCAACAGCGCGCTGCCCGAGCGTATGACAGAGCACTCCATGGTGGTGCTGCGGGACGGCGACATGAATGAAGTCGAGGTGATGCTCTCGCCACTGACTTATCAGTGGGAGCACTCGGCCAATTTGGAGGTGTACGTGAGTCACCCCGATGGCGCGGAGCGAGACGCGCGCATGGATGCGTTGCTCAAGCAGTTCTCGTTGCTTGTCAGGGCAGACCGGACTTTGGGTGGCGTTGTGGAGTTCATTGAAATCCATCCCCCGAAGTTCGAAGAAGTCGCACCCGATGGCGCTGTGGGCATCAAGGCCTGCACCTTGGATGTGGTGATGCATTACGCAAGCAGCGATCCGCTGGCTTGAATCTTTTTGAAACTGGAGAAAAACTATGGCCCGTGCCTATGGCGCAAATGCCAGCTTGCTGGCTGCATTCGAACCTTCCTACGGAACGCACCCCAGTGGCACGACCGAGTACTGGAAGCTCCCCTTTGTGTCGACCTCATTGGGGTCTGAACAAGGTCTCATTGCCAATGACCTGATTGGACTGGGGCGAGACCCCAGCGCTCCCATTCGCGATGTGATCAAGGTTGAGGGTGACATGGTGGTCCCCATCGACTTACGCAACTTTGGCTTGTGGCTCAAGGCATTGTTGGGCGCTCCTGCTTCTACAGGCGATGTGGATCATCAGCACACCTTTGGCTCTGGTCAGCCTGTTTTGCCAAGTCTTGCGCTTGAGACGGGCTTGCCTGATATCCCAGCGTATTTTGAATCTTCGGGCGTGATGGTTAACTCCGTTCAGGTCAAGTTCGCGCGCTCAGGTGCAGCGGATGCGACCTTGGGATTAATCGCGCAAGGGGAAGTCAAGCAACTGGTGTCAGTGGATGCAACGCCACAGGCGCTCGGAATCACTCGGTTTAACCAGTTCCAAGGTTCAATCAAAAAGAACGGACAGGCGCTTGGCAACGTGGTGGCAGCGCAGCTTACCTATTCAAACAACCTAGCCCGCATCGAGACCATCCGCTCTGACGGAAAAATCGAAGGGGCTGATCCAACTGTGGCCAGTCTGACCGGAAACCTTGAGGTTCGGTTTGCTGATACAGACCTCATCGATGCGGCGACCAACAACGCGCCGCTGGAGTTGACGTTCAGCTACGTCATTGATGCCACGAAGAGTTTGACCTTCATCGCGCATGAGGTGTACCTGCCAAAACCCAAGCTCTCCATCTCCGGGCCTGGTGGCATTCAGGCCACCTTCAACTGGCAAGCCGCCAAGAACACCGCCGCAGGTCGGATGTTCACGGTCATTCTTCACAACGACGTGGCCAGCTATTGAGCCACATGCACAGGTATTTCCCATGCTCAAACTGAACTTAAAACGTGAGCCGTATTGGCTCGACTTGAACCATGGCGTGCGCGTCAAGGTCAAACCCGCCACCACGGCGCTGGTTATGGCTGCGCGCCATGCGGCGTCTGTTATCGATGGCAAAGACCATGCAGCAGCAGGCCAGCGCACCGCAACGCTGATCACCGAACTTGCCAAGCTGGCGGTGCTGGCTTGGGAAGGTGTGGGTGACGAAAAGGGCAAGGCCACACCAGTGACCCCAGAGGGCATTGAAGCTTTGATGGAGCTGTGGCCTGTGGCCGACGCTTTCGAGCGTGAGTATCTGGCGGCGCTTTATTTGCTGGATGCAGAAAAAAACGTCTGAAGGCTCGCACCGAATGGCACTTCGGTGGCGGGCCCACCTACTGCGAAGCGTGTGGAACAACGTGTCCTGAGTGTCCGTACCGATTGAACGCGCCCCAAACCGAAGAAGGCTGGCAGGCGCTGTCGGTGCTGGAGGTCTGCGCGGCTCAGCTTCGCATGGCCCAAAACACAGTCATTGGCTTGGACTTCAACGCATGGAGGCAAGCAAGTGAGGTTTTGGATGCAGATGTCTGTGCGATGTCGCACATATTTCCTGCGATTGAGGCAGGGGTGACGGCAGCCATGAATTCTTCAAGCAACGTATCAACAACAGGTAACGGACATGGCTGAACGCAATCTCGCAATTCGACTCTCGGTGGTGGATGGCGGCAAAGTCAAGGCTGAGTTGTCTGATGTGGGCGAAGCTGGGGAGAAATCCCTCAAGCGCATTGAATCAGCTTCTCACCCAGCATCGGCGGGTTTGCAGATCGTCTCCAAAGCAGCCAACGATGCATTCGCCCAAATGGAAGATGCAACGTCGCGTCTTGGCATGCTCGGTACCGTGCTGGGCAAACTCGGCCCCGCAGGTTTGATCGCAGGAGCCTCCATCGCAGCCGCAGGCTACGGCATGCACCAGTTGATCGTGCCCGTGGCTGAGGTGGGCGAAGAGCTCAACAAGCTGTCCCAAAAAACGGCTGTGTCCGTAGAGGCTTTGTCGGCGCTGCTTTATGCGTCCGAGTTGTCGGACGTGAGCACGGAGAGTTTGACCAAGGCCTTGAAGTTCTTGTCGACCGCCATGTTTGACGCGAAGGTCAAAGGTGGCGAGGGCAGCGCAGCGTTGCGTGCGTTTGGCATCTCTGCTGTGGATGCGCATAACCAGATTCGCCCGACTGAAGAAGTCTTGCTCGATCTGGCGGACAAGTTCTCTGCCATGCCTGACAGTGCCGAGAAGGCGGCATTGGCTGTGAAGCTTTTTGGCAAGAACGGTCTGGACATGATCCCGATGCTCAACCAAGGGCGTGAGGGCATCACGGCCATGATGGAAGAAGCCAAGCGTTTGGGCTTGGTGATGTCGGCAGATGCTGCCCGTGCATCGGAAGAGTTCAACGATAACCTCAAGCGACTGCACGCGGTCAACGAGGGTGTGCAGCGCCAAATTGGCTCGGCCTTCATTCCAATCTTGGCTGACCTGACTGAACATCTCTTCATTGCCAAGACAGAGACGGGCGGTTTTAGCAGTGAGCTCATTGCCATCAGCAACAACCGCCAGCAAGTCCTCAACTACCTCGAAGACGTTGCCAAGGGGCTTGGCTTCATCGCCGAGTCGGCGGTATTGGCCAAGCGGGTGATCTCTCAACCATTCGACAGTTTATCGGTGGTGAGCAAGGACGTAGAGACTTGGATGAAGAGCGACATGCTGCGCTCGATGAAGTCCATGGGCTACAACGAACAGCAGATTGATGCAGAAATTGCCAAGCTGCAAAGCGCTCGTGACAAGTTTGTCGAATCGGCCAATGAGCGCTTGGCGCGCATCAATGACAACCCGGGCTACGTGAACTCCATTGAGAAGTTCTTCGACGAGCAACGCCGAACCGTTCGGTTGATGGGGCAGAAGTTTGTACTTGATACGGCTGAGCAAGCTGCACAGGTCCAAAAGATCTATGACGAGTTCTTGCCAAAGATGCCCAGAAAGGCTCCCACGGGGATGGACCTCTCGGGGTTTGATAAGAACAACGAAGGCCTGCAGTTCTTAAAGCAACTCGAACAACGCTCACTGCGTGTGACGGGAGGTGAAGCTGCCGAGCTCAGAGCCAAGGCGCTGGACTTGGAGAAGAAGGGCTACGCGGGCGTTCGGGCGGAGGCTGAAAAGTACATCCAGGTCATTGAGGCCATGGAAAAACAAAAGGTCTCGGACAAGAAGTTTGATGAGTACGAGAAAGAGCTCCAAAAGGTCTACCAAATCACCGAAGGCTACATCGGCAACAACCGAATCAAGCAAGAGGAGCTGGTGCTCAAGCGTCAAATGCTTGATGTGGGCGAGGTCGAGCGCGCGGGCATGCAAGTGCGCTTCGATTTGGAGAAAGCGGCCTACGCTGCGCGTAAGCAAGCGGATCAAATCACTGACCCGGGTCTGAAGGCCGAAGCCATCGAGCTGATCAACCACGCGCTGTCTCGCCAGTTGCCTGTGATTGTGGATTTGGCCCGGGCCAATGCGGAGTACCAACGCAGCTTTGATTACGGCATGCGCTCATCTGTTCGCAGCTATGTGGAAGATTCCACCAACGCTGCCAAACAAGCTGAGCGGGCAGTGACTTCTGCTTTCAAGGGCATGGAGGATGCGCTGGTTCAGTTTGTGACCACGGGCAAGCTCGACTTCAGCAGCTTGGCCAACTCCATCATTGCTGACCTGGTGCGCATTCAGATCCAGCGGATGGTCACTTTGCCATTAGCAGGCTGGTTGGGAGGTTTGGGTTCAACACCCACACCTGCACCCGGAGGCAGCATCGTTCCAATCGGAGCGACGGACCTTGTAAACCCCTTGGTCGCAGTGGCACACACGGGTGGCTTGATTGGTGCGGACAGCTTGGCGTCCCGCTCTGTTGGGCTTCACAACTTCGCAGGTGCCACCCGTTATCACACGGGTGGTTTGGTCGATGGTGAGGTGCCCATCATTGCCCAGCCTGGTGAGGCTGTGTTCACGCCCGGTCAGATGCGTGCATTGGGTGGAGCGCTTTCCTCAAAGAACCAACCCCAAGTGCGTGTGGCCGTGAACGTGATCAACAACGCTTCTGGGGTGGATGCACGCGTGCAGTCCTCACAACAGGCGGATGGTTCCATGCGTCTAGACATCATCGTTGAGCAAATTGAAGCCCGCATGTCCCGATCGATTGGTCAGGGCACGGGTATTGCGCCAACGCTTGAGCGTCGCTATGGACTCAACCCCGCCGCAGGAGCAATGCGATGACTAATTTAGTTTGGCCGGACAAGATCCCGCTTCCCACAGTCGATGGGTATCAGATATCCCCAAGTGAGGGCGTGATTCGAACGGACATGGAGTCAGGCGCTGCGCGTGCGCGGCGTCGATTTACACAAACCCCTGCCAAGGTGGCTGTTCGCTGGAATTTGAGACCACTGACCTACGCCATCTTTGAAGCTTGGTTTAAACACGAAGCGAAGGAGGGGGCGGAGTGGTTTGACATTGAACTGTTGGGCGGCATTGGGATGGCAACGCACCAGGCCAGATTTACCAAAGCCTATCAAGCCAAGTTGGTTCGAAAAAACCAATGGGAAGTGACGGGTGAGTTGGAGATTAGAAATCGCCCGACTTTGACGCAGGGTGCGCTTGGCATCTTGCTCGACAGCGAACTTGAAGACTTGCAGCGATCAGCTGACAACTTTGACATTTTGGTAAATCAACACTTGCCCACCGAGAACTGGTGATTGAAAGCTTTTCATGGCCTTAAACCTACAGCAACAAATTGAAGCAGTGGTTGATAAGGCAACTGCTGACGCAACGATTCTGCATTCGATCGTCCATGGCAATGACCATACAGATGTCGTGACAGAGGGTGGTCCGGTCAAGACGGTGGCCAAGGCGATCAAAGGTGTTCAAGATGACTTGGCCGCTTCAAGAACTGAGCTAACGCAACAAGTCACGGTTGCCACCACTCAGGCAAGCAATGCCGCTCAAAGCGCAACGCTTGCTTCAACGAAAGCGGCTGATGCAAGTGTCACTTTGACGCGCGTCATTGATGAAGCGAATAAGGCAACCAGCGCGACGGTCATTCCAACCAAAACGTGGACTGGAACAGGTGCGTTGACGGATTTCACGCTTGACTACCCGGTCGGCCATCCTGGTGCGCTTCAAATCACAGTGGCTGGAGTTTTACAAACTCCGTTCGTGTCCTACGCCTTGGCGAACTCGACCACTGTGCGTTTCAGTTCTGCGCCCGTCAATGGAGTAGAAATCACGGCCCGCATCCTCGACAAAGAGAGTCAAACGGGTGCGGCGTCCTCAATGGATTGGGCCAGCAAAACGAATGGGCCAGTTCAAGGTAGTGAGTACTCAGCAAAGTACCAAGCGCAAGCAGCAGCGGGTAGCGCCAGTGCTGCGGCTTCATCTGCCAGCGGTGCAGCCACGAGTGCTTCTGCTTCGGCAGCCAGCGCAACGACCGCATCTTCGAAAGCAGATGCGGCAGGCGTATCAGCAAGTAATTCGGCAACTTCTGCTGTTACTGCTTCAACCAAAGCGAGTGAGGCGGCGAACTCTGCAACAGCTTCGGCTGCAAGTGCTACGGCTGCGGCGGCTTCCGCAACTACGGCAAGTACAAAGGCCACTGACTCAGCAGCTAGTGCGACTGCATCGGCAAGTTCTGCAAGTCAGGCCAGTTCAAGTGCCACATCGGCGCAGGATTGGGCGACTAAAACTACAGCCCCTGTTTCGGGGAGTGATTACTCCGCTAAATACTACGCACAGTCAATCAGCACGGCGGCGGCAACGGCGAACCAAAAAGCAAGTGATGCTGCAACCAGTGCAACGGCAGCGGCGGGCTCAGCTACCACGGCGGGTTCGAAAGCCACGGACGCCGCTACCTCTGCGACCAATGCGGCAGCATCTGCTGCGGTGGCAACAACGCAAGCTACTGGCGCTTCGAGCTCTGCGACGTCGGCAACCAGTTCGGCGAGTGCTGCTGCAAGTTCGGCCACCACGGCTTCGACTAAAGCAGGTGAAGCGCAAACGAGTGCGAATTCGGCAGCGACATCAGCTACCAATGCGGCGAGTAGCGCAACAAGCGCTACTGCTTCTGCGACCTCCGCATCAGGAGCTGCCAGCACAGCCACGACAAAAGCAAGCGATGCAGCGACGAGCGCGACGGCAGCAGCTGCATCGGCCACCACAGCAGGTACGAAAGCAACAGATGCAACGACATCAGCTACCAATGCGGCAGCATCTGCGGGGGTGGCGTCAACGCAAGCCACCGCTGCATCGACCTCGGCAACTGGGGCTGCAAGTTCGGCGAGTGCGGCGGCGGGCTCGGCCACCACAGCTTCCACCAAAGCCACTGATGCGCAAACCAGTGCAACTGCTGCAGCCGCATCCGCTACGAATGCCGCGAGCAGTGCAACCAACGCCACTGCATCCGCGACGGCTGCTTCTACTTCTGCCAGCACGGCAGGAGCAAAAGCGACTGATGCACAAGCAAGTGCGAC